ATCAAGTGGTGTTTCAGGTTCAAGTGGTGTTTCAGGTTCATCAGGAACAAGTGGTTCATCAGGAACAAGCGGCTCATCGGGTTCAAGTGGCTCATCAGGTATATCTGCGGCAACTTTCTTTGATGTTTATATTACAGACGCAGCGACTATATCTTATCTTACAAATAATTCAAATTGGACTTCTGGCGGAACTTATTCAGGAACAGCATCAATTACAGGAACATATCAAGGTCAAAAATATTATCTTGGTAAATATTTCTATGAAGCAACTGCTGATAATCAATGGGTCAGAAATGACTTGACTTCTGTTTCTGCCTTGCCTGATGGCGACCAGACCACACCTGCTTTATCATTTTTAAATGATAACGACACTGGTTTATATCGACTTACATCAGGTGAAATTGGTTTGGCTACAAATGGAACAAGAGCATTATGGATTGCGCCAAACGCAACTTTATTCAGAGATGGAACAGCAGCATTTCCAGGTATAGGTTTTCAGAACGACACAAACACAGGAATTTATAGAAACGCGGCAGATAACTTGGTTGTTACAACTGGTGGTGTTTCAAGATTATCAATTGATGGTTCAGCAATATATGCCTTAAATCCTATATCATTAAACGACGGATCATCATTAACGCCTTCGATTACATTTACTGGCGACACAAACACAGGAATTTATAGAACTGGTGCCGACAGCGTTGGAATTGCGGTTGGTGGCGTTGGTAATCTTATTGTTGATACTAATAGAGTTACGGTGCCAACAGGAAGTATAGCAAACCCAACATTGGTTTTTTCTGGTTCAACAACAACTGGTTTTAGCCGACCAGGTCCTGCGATATTAGGTGTTTCGATTGCTGGTGCGACTGCCGCTGTTTTCGGTGCGAACTTTACACCAACATCATCAGCAGACACGACTGGTGTTGTAAATCAAATATCATTTGACGCAAACTATATTTACATCAAAACTTCTGCTGGATGGAAGCGAGCAACACTAAACACTTTCTAATATGGCATATTTAAATCCACGATATAATGGCAAAGTTGGTTTATACCCAGGTAATAAAATCGAAAGGTTTGGAACAATTCCAACCAATGTTTTTACACCTGGGCCACTTGGCGGTATGATTTTTATACCTTTTAACAAGGCACTTATTCCAGCACCTTATTCATCTTCAAATTCAGCAAGATATACTTACCCTATGATCCAAACTGAAACAGATCAGAGGTCACAGATTAATTATAATCCTGGTGTTCCAAGAGATGTTTCTATTGCTATTGATGGCGTAAATTATGATATCTTTGCTTTTGAAAATATAAATCCAACAATAAATATTTTAAGTTGGCAGGCAGGAAATGGCGTTTATACTTACACAGGAGCAAACCAATATCCATTATATGATTTTATCAATGTTGCTGGAACATATGTAACCTTTTCTGGTGTTGAATTAAAAAATGCTTTAAGCATTACACCAGCATCAGGTCGTCAGATATTTTCAATAAATGTTCCAGCCACGAGTTCATTTACATTTGCTTCATACACACCAACCTTTTCGCCGTATAATAATCCAGTAAAAGCATACTTCTATAATTTTACAACATCAGAAGTCCTTACATATGTTGGTTCATTTTCATCAGCAAATATGGCATTTAAAAATTACGCAAACACTTACATATAATGGCGGCAGAATTGGAAATCATATTACGAGACACTTACAATCAATGGGGCAAAGAAACCGTTGTCGCAATTCAAAAGAAGATTGATAGTTATAAACTTAATTATACAGGCACATTAAAGAAATCAGTTCAGTTTATTCCTGGTGCTGATTTGAGTAATTTAGGTCAAGTTATTATCGCACCGCCTGCTGATAAATATGCTGACTTTATGGATCAAGGTGTGAGTGGAACTGAAATAAAAAGAACCTCACCTTACTCATTCAAAGGCACGCCTGAAAAGATTAAAGGTATGGCTTTTTATTTAAAACCTTGGGCGACATCAAAAGGATTAAATCCGTGGGCTGTGGCTCATAATATGGCAAAGAAAGGTATAAAAGCACGACCTTTCTTTAAGTCAGTTATAGAAGCAAGAACACCAATGCTTGGTGAAATGTGGGCCGAAGCAGAAAAAGAATATCTTGAAAGTATGGTTGCGAAATTTAATGCGAGCAAACAATAAACAACAAACCTTTCACAAAACATATTCTATAAAGATAAACGAAAAAGAATATGGCTATTTCAATTATAAGTAATTTTACATCAGGTAAATATTATCCAACATCAAATCCGATAAATGTAACCATCGACAGCAATAACTCTGGTAAGTGTAATTTCAGATATATCTGTGATATTTATATTAATAATATAAAAGTGTTTTCAGATAAATTGTTTCCTGATCCAACAACAGGATATGGTTTCTTTCAAATCAGCCGAGTTTTACAAGATTACACGAAAACATATCTGCCAACAAACACATCTTTAATATTTAACACAGCAGTTGATGCTTCTGCGCCAACTTCTTTATTTCAAGTTGCTTGTAAGTTTGGTGAAGAATATGATAACTCAACAAATTGTGATGGCACCGTTCTTCAATATCAAAACTTAATTACATCAGCAACATTTTCTGCTTATCAAGGTGTTTTTGATTATGAAGATTTTCCTTCTTATACTTATACAAATTATATTGTTGGAACAGCATCAGCAAACACAACAACAAAGTTTTTAACAAACTCGCCTCGTGAAGTTGAAATAACTTATAACGACACTTATTACCTTGACTTTTTATCAAACGCAACACCAGGCACAACAAACTGGTCGCTTGCTGTTAATATAAACTATTATGGTGGTTCAACATCATCATTATCAATTCCTTCAACAAACTTATCAGCAAGAAAAAGATTTAGATTATATGTTGGCCCTTATGATATAAATAAATATTATACAATACCTGTAATCAATCAATCAGTTTCATCATATAGTGTTTATCTTAAATATGGTTCTAATATTATATCAGAAACATTTACATTTAAGGTTAAAGATCCTAAAACCTTTCAAACAAGAATTGGCTTTGTTGGCGCATTAGGTGGCATCGAGCATTTTACTTTCTTTCATAGAAACAATAAAAGAATTGAGGTTGAAAGAAAAACATATGAAAAAACATTACAAGCAAATTCATCAGGTGCTTGGAAATATTCTGTTGGTGACAGAGGCACAACAACTTATAAAGTTAATGCCACTGAAAAACATCTTGTTTCAACTTATTGTGACCGCACGTCATCTGACTGGTTATATGAAATGTGGTTATCACCAGAGGTTTTCACTTACAAACGACCTGAATTAAAAACAACAAGAATATATGATGAACTTGGCACATATGATGGTTCGCAACCTTCATCAACAAAAATCCTTCTTTGGGTTAATGATGTTGATGGTTTAAGTGCTGGTGATTATATTATGGTGCTTCCTGAATATGTTGATGGTTATGTTGAGTTTATCGGCAGATTTCAAATTCAATCAATTGTTGGAAACATAGTTGATATAGGTGCCACATATGGCTCATACTTTCCACCAAAAGAATTATGCGCCTTTATATATAAAGACACAACGTTTGAAAGATTACCGATTATTATATCTGATAACTCAATAGAGGTTAAACAAAAATTAAGTAAGCCGATCGAGTATGCGTTAAACTATACAATGGCTTATTCTAAAAACACATTAAGAGGATAATGATTAAAACTCAATTAATAATATTTCACAGGCCAAACAACGGTATGCTTGTAAGTGATGGAAGCGTTGATTATACATCAAATTATTCTTTAAGAACATTAGGTAATTCAAACGCACCAGTAACACAAACGTTACAAAAATATGTTATACCTGGTGGCCCGCAGTCAGGTCAAGGTTTATCTATTGATTTATATGATAATGTTCCTATTCCAATAACATTTTCAATTCTTGATATTCGTGAGCCAGATAAAAGAAAAACATCTTGGTCGAAAACGATTACAATTCCTGGCACAAAGAATAACAATAGAATATTTTCACATATCTATGAAATAGGTCAAGATGGTTGGATAACAATTGCCGGTCAGTCATTATATGAAGGTTTTAATCCTAATCTTGCCAAAGAAATTATCCTTCTTAATGATGGCGTTCAAGTGATGAAAGGTAATCTTCAAATGAAAAAGATTAAACGTGATAAGAACGGAAACATCGAATATGAAGTTGCCTTAAATGGTGATTTAACCTCTTTATTTTATGATGTTGGAACAACAAAACTCGCTGACCTTGATTTTAGTGAGTGGGATCATAGTTGGTCGAAAGATGTTATTGAAAATTCTTGGAAAGGCGCGCTTAAAACGGCTAATAACGTGGCAACATATTCAATTACAAATGGTTCAAGTAAATCAATAAAGTCATTATATAGAGATCCTAAAACAGGTCGCCTTGCTGTTGAAACTTACACAGCACACGGCCTTTTTGAGGATGATTGGGTTTTTCTTGATTTAAAAACAGATGTTGCTGGTTCAGAAGCACTTAACGCAGCAAAAGGTGAATTCATTATAACTGAAAGAGTTTCATTATATAAGTTTGTTGTTAATTATTTTTATCCTGTTATCTTAATGAGTTCAGGTTCAACGGTTAATTTGCCATCAGGATCTGTTTGTTATAAAAGAACCGCTAATGGTGTTGGCTATGTTTATCCGATGATTTCTTGGGGTCAAGAATATGATTACAATTCATTTCCTGTGAATTCTTTTGTGCCTGGCTTTTATGTTAAGGAAATCTTTGATAAGATAATGAAAGAAACAAAGTCAAGTTATGAAAGTAATTTCTTAAATAGCCAATTCTTTAAGAGGTTGTTTATTATTCAAAAGAAAACATCTTATGATTTAAATCCTTCTGATATTCAAAACAGAAGATTTCTTGTTGGAACAACGCAGTCATATTTAACAGGTGCTTCATATCGTGCCGTTCAAAACTGGTATAATCCCAATTTTGCTAATCCAGACACAACAGCAACAGCATCATTATTTCCTTCAACATTAAATTTGAATATGCCTTTCAAAGCAGAAAAAGGCGTTGGTTTAACCGTTTCATACTATGACTATGGTTTAACATCATCAAACATTTATGGCAACTGGGATCAGTCAGTTTATTCTTGGAAAGTTCAAAACACAGGTGAATATTCATTAACAGCAAATATAAGATTATCTGCTTGGATCGATATGAACGGGTTTGATGGCTCACCAGCAAATGGAACAGCAAGTTTTAATCCAAATAACATTGGTGGTGTTGGTGAATATAGATATTACACTGGGCCTTCTTATTGGGCGCCAAGTGGCCCTGTTGGTAATAATGCGACAGGTATGGCTATTAAAGCAAAAGTGATGCGAAGAAGAAATGGCTTTGTTTCTGAAATTGGAACAAACACTTTACAATTAACGATGAACGCAAACTCAAACTGGCCGAATTCAAACTGGGCTTACTTTGGTCGTTATCAACCAACAACTTGGCAAAACTTATCAATAAGTATATCATCAACAAGCACTTACTTTGCTGAAAATGATGAGGTATGGATCGAACTTTCACACTTCGTTCAAGCAAGGCCTGGTTCTTGGTCGTCAAGTCAAGGCAGAACAACAGCAATTGCTTTTTATGAGTGGTATAACCCGCCAGGATCCGATGATCCACCAGAAACCAGTGATATCAATGGTGAGTTTTATTATAAAGTTGAAGCAGGTTCATTTCTTGTTAATGATCCTTCGCCTAAATCAACAGAAGGTTCTGTGATGAGATCTTCTAATGCCCTGCCAAAAGATATGTCGTGTAAAGATTTTCTTCTTGCGATTATTAAATCTTTTAACCTTCATATTGAAGGTGATAAACAAGTTGAAAGAAAATATTACATCGAACCTCGTGATGACTATTACAAAACCGGTTCAGGTGGCATAAGTGATTATGTTGATTGGTCGGATAAAATAGATGAAACATCTGTTGATATAATTCCAATGGGCGAACTTATTGCTAAATATTATACGTTTCAAAATAAACCAGAAACTGACTATTGGAATAAAAAGTTCAAAGAAGATCGTGGTCGTGAATATATGTCATACACAAAAGAAATTGAAAACGATTTCTTAAAGAACGAAAGTAAAATCGAAATTCCTTTTGGCTCAACCGTGATGATTAATAATCCTTCCGACACAGATATTGTTATGCCTGCTATTTTACAAAAAGAAAGTAATGCTAATAAACCTGTTTCTAATTCATTACCAAGGATGCTTATTTACGGCGGTTTAAGACCCTATACGGCACAAAGAGGTGGTGTGTTGGGTAAAGTGTCATCTGCTAATGGATCTGCTATTGGATGGGAGTTATTGTCGTCATCGCAATCAACGGCTATATCAGCAAGTTCATCTGCTTACCCGCAATATCCTTATGCTGGAACGGTTGATAACCCAATTGACCCTATTTATGATATTAACTGGTATAATATGGAAGTTGGTGACTTTGTTTATTGGGATATGGCTCGATGGACTAATGAAAACTTGTATAATAAATATTGGTCGAACTTTATTAAAGAGGTAAGCGACCCAGCATCAAAAGTAATTTCTGCTGATTTGCGTTTAACACCAAAAGATATTTATGAACTTGATTTTAGAAAGATTTATGTTATCGATAACAACTATTTAAGATTACAAAAGATTATTGACTATGATCCAGTAAGTGATGGTTTAACAAGATGTGAATTCTTAAAACTAAAATCACCTTCAAAGTTTAGAAGAAGATCACAAGTTGTTGATTATGCTGGTATGTCAGATATCATCTTTGAAACAACGACAACAACAAGTGCTTCTATAAAAGGAACTATTCTTGAAGTGGCGCCTGCTAAAAGAAGACCTGATTTTGGATATACAAACACAAATTCAAATTCAAATCTTTCAAACTCGGCAAGTGTTATGACAAATGGCCTTTCAAACTATGTTTCATCTGGTGTTAAAAACGCAAAGATAAACGGAAATGAAAATGCTATTGGTGCTGATGTTATAAATGTTAATATCACATCAGGTGATGGTAATTATATTGCTGGTGGTGTTAAAAACGTAAATGTAATTGGAACTGATAAAAAGTATATTTCAGAAAGTGATGTTACTTATATTAATGGCATTAGATATAAAAATGGTATAGCCATATCAAAATCAAATGTAATTAATGGTGGTTTCAATATGGCTGTTGTTCGTTCATCCGACAGCACAAACGTAAATGTTATTAACGCATCAGAAGATGTTGTAATCACATCAGGAACATCAAATTATGAAAACATAATTAATGCTGGAATAGATGCTATTTTACCAGATGTTAAAGAACTTGGAATTGCTTCAACACTTAACCCAACACCAAGAACATCACTGGCTGGTTCTTATAACTTGGCTATTGGAACTCAATCTTATGTTGAAGTTGTAAGGCAAGCACAAGCAAACGTTTCGCTTTCATAAAAAACAATTAATAAAAAACAAAACATAAGAAGTATATGGCAAAAATAGAACAATATTCAAGAATAATTAATCACGCTATTTCAACAAGTGGTTTGGCATTTACCGTTCCATCATCGAACGACCACACTGACGAAACTTGGTTAGCAACAGATTTATACATTGCTGAATTTGGTGTCAATGTTACTGATGACACCGTTTATGTAAGAACAAATAACGGAATTGTTAAACTGGCAACAGCAACATCTTCAACAGGTGCGGCACAAGTATGGAGTTATAACTCACCTAATATTGTTATTGGTTCAACTTATTCAGCAGCAGCAATTACAAGAAATTCAAGTTCATATACTGATTTAGGTTCATCATCTTTAAGATTTAAAGATGTTTATCTTGGTGACAGCGCTTCTGGTAATTCAACAATTAATGTTAATGCTGGTTTATGGTTAAAAGAAGCAACTGACAGCATCCTTGTTACTAATAATGTTTCAGCGACAAATGCGCCAATTGAAATTGATGGCAGTTCAAACACAAATAAGGATCGAGTGCTTAATTTGAATTCAAGATATGTTACTAATTCTGGTTCAACAAATTATAATGTTTCAATTGCTTCACAAACCGTGAGTATGACAAACAATTCAAAAGCAGTTGTTATTGCTGGTTCAGATGTTACTTTAACAGATGGAATTTCAAACATAGTTCATTTAGGAAAAGGTTATTCAAAGGCAGATCTTGAAGACGACCAAGTTGTTATTGGTGGCTCATCAGCAGTAAGAGGAACATCAGATGATGGTTCAAATCTTTATAACAATTCTGACTGGATTACAAAACAAGCACGAATTACAACAACTGATGCGACAACCGTGGATCTTGTTTCAATTCCTTGGTATAGCACATCACTTTATGGTGAGTTAATTCAAGTTAAAACTCATATCATAGCAACTTCTATTGATGATGCTTCTATTGCTTATTCATCTGAAATAACAGGCGTTTATTCAGTAAATGAAAGTGGCTTATTAACAGAAGTTGGTTTGCCAGTTCTTAATCAATGGATCGTTCCTGGTTTAAGTTGCTTAACTGAAATGGCATCAGATGCGTCAGGTGTTTATGTTAAAGTAAAAGGTGATGCTTCATATACAATGAAATGGCTTGCGACTTATTCATACCACAGATTAATAAACATATTACCATAAAATAAAACAAAAACTTAAATGGCAGATTTTCAATTAAATGTCGTTCTTAATGGCGCTCAACAAACGGTTTCAACAATTGCTGAAATCGAAGCGGCATTAAGACAAACAAGAGCAGAATTAAAAAATGTTGAGGTTGGTTCAGAGGCGTTTGACACATTATCAGCGCAAGCACAAAAACTTCAATTTCAATTCAAAGAAAACTTTAAGGAAGCAACTAACTTTTATCAGTCACTTGGTGATCTTGGTGAAAGTGTTGGTCGTTTAGGTGCTACAATTACATCTGGTTTTACAATTGCCACATCAGCCGTGGCTTTATTTGGTGGTGAAAGTGAAGCCGTTACAAAAGCCGCTGAAAAAGCACAGGCAGGTTTAGCATTGGCTTATTCATTTACAACTATTGCTACGAACGCAAAACGATTATCAGAAGATTTAGCCAATGTTGCCACATCACTTGGTATAAACTTAACAAGAACTAAAACAGCAGTAAATGAATTAGACACGGCAGCAACTATTGGTAACACCGTGGCGGAAGGTGCCAACACAACAGCAACCATTGCTAACACAGCAGCAACTGGCGCTCAAACCGTTGCCACAAAAGGAGCAACCATCGCTCAACAAGCAATGAACGTTGCGATGAAAGCCACGCCAATTGGCTTGCTAATTGCTGGTTTAACAGCACTTGTTGTTTATTGGGATGATATATTTGAAAGTGTTTCTAATGCCGAACAAGCAGTTCTTGATTATAGTGAAGCACAAAGAAAAGTAAATGATGATTTAGAACAAAAAACTTTCAAAACAATTGGTGAAGGTGTAACAAAATATAATGAATTACAAAACGCAATTGAAGGTGCGTCTGATGCTGGTTCTAAACAAACTTGGATTAAAGAAGCACTTAAAGATTTACCTGAACTATCAGCGCTAACTGGTGAAGAAGCAGATGCCGCAAAAAAGGTTACTGACGCATTACAGGTTCGTGCTAATCTTGTTGAATATGAGGCAAGAAGAGCAGAGATTATTGAAAAGATCGCTAATCAAGAAGCAAAAATCGTTGAGTATAATAGAAATTACGCAAAAGGTTCAAAAGAACAGCAAGAAACATTAGCGGCACAATCTGATGAAGCATTAAGATTAGTTCAATATTATAGAACACTTTTACCAGATATTGAAAGTTCAATTTCATCACAAAAGCAATTTCAAAATGAAATCATTAAAGCGAATAAAGAACTTGAAGCACAAAAGAAAGCAGAAGAAGATGCGGCAGCAGAAGCAAAAAGAAAAGCCGAAGAAAGAAAACGTGCTTTCGAAAAAGCATATGCTGATATTAAGAAACAAGTTCAAGACACACTAAAAGAACTTGCTAAAATTGAAAAGGATTATGACCTTGAAGTTCAAAAGGCAAAATTTACAACAAAAGAAGAAGAGGTTCAGTTTGAATTAGATCAAGAAAAAGCAAAGATCGAAGAAATCAAAACAACATCCTTGAAAGAGGTTGAAGATGCCAGAAAGAAAGGCATACTTAAAAAAGGTGAATTTGAAAAAGCAAATGCTGATATTATTGCGGCTGAAAAGAAAGCGCAAGATGAATTAGTGCTTGTCGGTCAAGAAAGATTAAAGGTTGCTATTGAAGAAGATAATAAAGTTAAACAAGAAAGATTAAGAAATATTGAAGAAATAAAGTTAGCAAATCAAGTTCTTAATGAAGAAATATCTTTTGGCGATCAAAACACGGCTGATAATAAAATCGTATATGCTTTGAATTCAGCAAAACTTCAAATCGAACAATTAGAATTACTTGCTTCACTAAATCAAGAAGATCGTAAGCAGTTTATCGCTGGTTTAACAGAAGAAGAACAAGCGCAGTTTTCATCTTTCACAACAAGATTATTTGATTATAAAGAATATTTGAAAAAGAAAGAAGAGTTAATAAAACAACAATTTGATGTTGAAGAAAAACTTGCTATTGCTGACGCAGAAGCACAAGGAAGAAGAATTGTTGAAGAAAACAAAAAGAACTTAAAAGAAAGGTTTGCTGTTGAAATTGAAGAGGTTAAAAACGGAACTAAAACTGAATATAAGATTAAAGGTAATGTTACAAAAGAAGAAGAAGCCATTATTCAAGAAAATTTAAGAAAGCAACAAGCAAACGCAACAGAACAAACTGAAAAAGAAAAAGAAAGAATTCAAGGTGAATATCGAATTAAAAGAAAAGATAATGAAAAGAAAACCGAAGATGAAATTCTTGCTTATAAGATATCACAAGTTCAGAAATATACAGATCTTGCGGCTCAAATTGCTAATGCGGTTTTATCAACGATTTCTGCTTTTAATGAGGTGGCAAAGGTTAATTCTGAAAACTTTTTAAGAGAACAGCGTGACGCGACGGCACAGCAAACAAATGATTTAAATATCGAGTATAATAATCAACGAGCACTTCTTGATGAAAAACTTGCTGCTGGCATTATATCACAACAAGAATATAACAACACAATTACTGATTTAGATAAGGCACTTGTTAATTCAACAGATGCCTTAAATCAAGCATATCGTGATAAAGAATTGGCTGAAAAGAAAAAGGCATTTGAAAGTGATAAAAAGTTAAAAACAGCGCAAGCGATTATATCAGGAATTCAAGGTGCCGTTTCAGCATTTACTGGTGCCTTTCAATTAGGCCCTATTGCTGGGCCTATTGTTGGTGGTGTTTTAGCAGCATTAGTTGCCGCGACAACAGCAGCACAAGTTGCCGCAATTCAAAAAACAAAGTTTGACAGCGGTGCGCCTGAAATCACACCTCCGAACACAGGTGGTGGTGCGGCATCAACTGGTGGTGCGGCCTTAAATCAAGTTGCCACTGGTGGCTTTACAGGATTTTCACCAACATTAACAGGCACAACAGGTGGTGGCGGTGGCACAACAACAGAAGGTGGATTTGTTGCTGGCGCTCAAAGAGTTTATGTTCTTGAAAGTGATATTACAAATTCACAAAGAAGAGTTTCAACACTTGAAAGTAATGCGACTTTCGGGTAAGAAACAAATATATTAAAAAAAACATATAGATTATGAATAAAGATTTACCTATTTATGATATTATACTTAAAGATGACACGCAAGGTGTTGGTGTTATATCATTGGTTGATGAACCAGCCATCGGTGTTGATTGGATTAAATTATCTAAACAAGCCGCTATGTCATTTAAGGCAAACAAAGATAAACAATTACTTTACGGGCCATTTTTAATTCCTAATATGCTTATTTATCGTCACGACGAAAAGATGGGTGAATATTATGTAAGGTTCGGTAAAGAAGAAATTGAAAAGATTGCCACAAAGTTTAACGAAGATCTTAACAATAAGAACATCACATTTCAACATACAGGTGAAGGCGTTGATGCTTTTGTGGCGCAGAATTGGGTAATTGATGGCGAACAAGATAAATCAAGAAATCTTGGCTTTGATTTACCAGAAGGATCGTGGTTTGGTGCTGTAAAGATTAAAGATGAAAACTTTTGGTCTGATAAAGTTAAATCCGAAGAGGTTAAAGGATTTTCAGTCGAAATTCTTGCTGAATTAGAAATATCACTAAAAAATAAAGAACAAAAAATGGAAAACGAAATTAAATTGTCGGAAGCAAAATTGGCTGACGGAACTCCTATTTACTATGATGGTGAATTAACACCAGAAACAACAATTATTTATATGGATCCAGAAATGACGCAAATGGCGCCAGATGCGGATCACGAATTAGAAGATGGAACAATTGTTACAACAAAAGATGGCGTTGTTATTACTATTACACCAAAAGTTGTTGAAGCACCAGCATCATCAGATTTAGCAGAAGCAGTTGCTGTTCCAACAGAAGCACCAGCAGCATCACCATTAACAGCAGAAGAAATTTCAGCAATGATCGACCAAAGATTTGCTGACTTAATGGAAGAAATATCAAAACTTAAAGAATTAATCGGTCAAGGTCAAGAAGATATGAATAACTATAAGAAAGAAGTTAATGAAAAGTTTTCATTGACACCTGCCACTGAAACGATTAAGAAAAACGAGGTTAAAATTGACGATAAGTTTGCGAAGGTTGAAAGCAGAATTCGTGAATTTGCTAAAAACAAATAACAAAAACAAAAATCAGGTTTTTACTATATTAAGGTATAACCACAAAAAATAAAATTAAATAAAATGGCATTAACAGACAATACCACTTTTTACGGAAAAGACGCAGAAGGTTTTTTCAAAAAGGTTTTAACAACAGGTTTGGCTAAAAACGAATTAACTTTGGTTCCTAACGTGAAATCAAAAATCAAATTGGCTTATTCCGATTTAGGTAATATTCTTCAAGCAGAAGATTGTTCCTTTTCATCAACTGGTGAAGGTTCTTTGAACCAAAAAACAATGGAGGTTTGCGATCTTAAAGTAAATCTTGAATATTGTGCTACGACTTTCGAAGCAAACTATTTATCGGCTCAATTAAGAGCAGGTTCAAACAACGAAGAAGTGATGCCAACATCATATGCTGATTTCGTTGTAAATTATGTTGCTGAAAAAGTAAGTTCAGATTTAGAAAAAGTAATGTTCCAAGGAAACACAGCAACTGCTTCTTATCCTTATTCATTATGTGACGGTTTAGTTAAACAATTACAAGCAGATAGCGATGTAATCGATGTAAGCGCAACTGCTTCTTCAATTACTGCTGCTAACGTTGTTGGTGAGTTAAACAGATTATTGGAAAACGTTCCAGCACAAGTAAGATCACAAGCAAACTTCAAAATCTTTGTTTCACAAGAAATTGCTTTCGCTTACAAACAAGCACAAGCATCAACAACTGGCGGTTTATTCCTTGTTGGTGATAAAGAATTAAACTATTTAGGTTTCAGATTAATTCCAACATCTGCTTTGAACGCAAAACAAATGATCGCTTTCAACTCTGATAAAGTTTTCTTCTTAACTGATTTAGTTTCTGACTGGGATGATATCATCATTATACCACAAAGAAATATCAGCGGAGCAAGAACTGAAAGATTTGCGACATCTTTGAAATTTGGTGTTAATTATCTTTACGGTAATGAAATCGTTCTTTACGCATAATAAGTAATCCAATAAGGATAAAAAAATTAAAAAATTAACAATATGGCTTGTGTATCATTTTCAGGCGGAATTTCCAAGGATTGCGAAAATAATATTGGTGGTTTATCAAAAGTTTATTTAATTGACTTTGCTAACATCACTGGTTATACTCAATCTGGTGGAACCGTTTCATCAATAACATTAGCAGCAACGACTTCTTTCTATGAATTCCAATTCAATAGAAACTCGGCAACATTTACCGAAGATTTAGTTAAGTCAGTTGAGGCAGGGTCTGCTTTATTCGAGCAAACTTTAACGCTTACAATTCCAAGAAGAGATGTAAGCAAAAGAAACACTTTGAGTTTATTAACTCAAAGAGATCTTGGAGTAATAGTAAAAGATAGCAATTCGCTATACTGGTATGCTGGTGCGGTTGAAGGTATGTATTTATCTGAAAGCACATCAACATCTGGAACAGCGAAAGCGGATGGATCTAACTATGTTTTAACCCTTAAAGGTTTCGAACAAGAAAGAGCATACGGTGTTGCTCCTGGCATCATCGCCGCACTTGTGGCTTAATCACTACGAAATAGATTGATAAAAAAGTCATAACCTAATAAGTTATGACTTTTTTATTTTAAATAAATCTGGCTAAAAATATAGTATATGTATATCTATATCATAATATAGTTTTTCTTACTTTTAAATAAAAACAACTTTCTTTTTAACGACATATCATATAAATAACCTTAAAGAAATGATATACTTAACACCAGGAATAACGCAGTCGATTTGGATGAGTTTAAGAGAAAGCATTAGTTATGGTTCAACAGCAAGTTTCAAATTTACCTTTACAAATGATATGACTGGTAATAGTAAAATCTTTTATCCAACAGATTTACAACCGGATAACAAATGGAGCAGATTTGAAATTGTTGCCGGAACACCTGAAAACTTACTTATTCCACGAATTGATATGCGCCCAGGTATGTGGTCGTATAAAGTCGAGGCAGGAACGACATTACTTGAAACTGGTAAAGTTATGGTTGAAGAAACAAAGAATTGGATTACTATGGATCGACCAACAAAAGATATTAAGGTTCTAAAAAGAAATTAAACTATGGCACTATTCGACAGATTTAGCAGAAAACCAGAACCCGTAAATGAAGCGGAAAAATTAAGTGGCGCAATAATGGAAACCATCAATATGAGATCTATTGATTTGCCAACGCCAAAAGAACAAAGAGGTTATGACTGGGTTTTATTTGGCCCTAATAATCAGTTTCCTATTGAAATTCTTGAATATAGAAATTCAAGTTCTATTCACGACAGCATCATTGAAAGTAAAACAAATTTAATTGCTGGTAATGGCTTTATGTTTGGAAACACTCGTGAAGAAAGTAATCAGTTTTTAGTTGATAACTGGAAACTTGTTCCGTTTTGGAGCAAACTTGATAAAGTGTTTTGGATGGTGGCAAGAGATCAACAAACATTTGGCTATTCTTGTTTTGAGGTGATTTATTCAATGGATCGAACAAGAATTGTTGATATTAACTGGATCGATGCTTCAAGAATTGCCTGTGGTAAAAAACAAAATGGATCTATTGATGATTACTATTATTCAGAAAATTGGAACAACATTAAACAATATCCGCCAAAGAAAATTGAGGCATATAATCCAAACAAAGATGGTGTTCGTCAGTTATGTTTTATTAAGCGTGATGATAATAATATGGATTATTATTCTTTGCCTTACTATTACAGCGCACTTCGTTGGATTAAAGCGGATGGCTTAATGGCTGAATATAATTTATCAGCGATATCAAATGGCTTTTCACCTTCAATGGTTTTCAAGTTTTATAGAAAGCCAACACCAGAAGAAAGAAGGATGAACGCAGAAGGAATTAAAGCACAACACGGTGGCGCAAAGAACGCCGGTAAAGCAATTATACTTTATTCAGATGGTAAAGATTTAGCACCAGATGTTGATAAAATTGACGCAACTAATATTGACGCAAGATTACTTCAAGTTGCCGACCAAATCGTTCAACAAATCATTACAGCACACAGAGCACATCCTCAATTATTAGGAATTCAAACACCTGGTAAATTAGGTTATTCATCTGAATTGCTTCAATCGTGGGAGATATTTGACGCAATGGTTATCAGACCAGAAAGAAAACTTGTGTTTGATGCTTTTAGGCAAGTTCTTGCTTATAATGGTGTTGTAAGAGTTCAAATCGAACCACTTGTTCCAATAAAAATTATACAATAAATATGGCAGCGACATTTTCAGCACTAATAATAGATGATGTTTATTTAAAACAATATACGCCACTTGGCAAATCAGTTGATATTGACGAAATTTATCCATTTGTCGAAGAAGCACAAGATGTTTATATACAAGATGTTTTAGGAACACCTTTGTATAATGACATAATTTATAAACTTTATGCCGGTATAACTTATTCAACGGTTGAAATGAGTTTAGTTGATATTTGTTCGAAAGCGCTTGCTTACTGGACGATGTATATGGCTTTACCACATCTTGCTATAAAAGTAAGAAATCTTGGCGTGGCTCGACCTGTTGCTGAAAACTCACAGATATCAACAATGGAAGAATTAAAGTATATCAGAGAAGAAATGAAGAATTTAGGTGAGTTTTGGAACACACGAGTTGTTAATTTCTTATGTGCGACATCAAATCAGTTTCCATTATATGATGCGGCAACTGATGATATATATCCTTCAACTCGTCAATATGACAGCGATATTTATCTTGAAGATGGCTATAAAGATTTAACTTATGAAGAGTTAAAGTTCTTAAAAAAATATTTATCATAAATGACGACTATTGATATATTAACAATGATCGGCGGTGTTATGCTGGCTATAATCGGTTATTTCTTAAAAGCAACAATGGCTGAATTAAAAGAGGTTAAAGAACTTTCTTATAAAACGAAAAATCAATTAGATATTCTTAAAAACGACCATACAAATAAATATGATAATTTAACTGGTAAGTTTGATGAATTAAAAACAGCCGTTATTGACCTCACCAAAGAAATCAAAGAATTAAATAAAAGAAGCAGATAATGTCAAAAAACCTTTTGATAAAAAATAACCTTTATAGTGGCGTAAGAGCCGTTATAACAGCATCACAAAGCGGTGTAACAAATTACTATTACACAGAAGCACGTGGTGATCGTTATTACTATACAATTACTGGCGCAACTGCTTCACCAACATTAGAAACGGTTACTTTTAATGCTTATCTTTCCTTTACAATGTCAAATGCTGTTACTTATGAACTTCAAATGATCCCGATGAAGGCAGGTGACACTTGCTTTCTTAATATGAGTTGTTCGGCTATTAATTCAACAGGTTCAAAAGGTTACTTATCAAAAGTTTTTGGTGGTTTTAGACATACAGGTTCAGCACTTTCAATCGTTGGCGGCACTATTGATTATCAAACAAAAACAGATTTTACAACCGTTGGTGTTAGTTTTTCTGCTTATGGAACGCAATCAGTAAGGATGGTTTTAACAGGTCAAACATCAGAGGTCATTGACTGGGATATTTATGTTAATTATACAAAAGGATATCATACATTAACAACTGGTGGTGGTGGTGGTGGTGGAAGCCAACAGCCAGATCCTTGGTATCCGCAACCGCCGGCTTCATAAACAAGTAAGTAAGAAAAAGATATAATAAGTATGAGCGATAACAATAATTACATATACAAAAAGTTGGCTGATGGTCGATATATCAAAGAACTTGATAATAAAATCGAACACTTGGCATCAGCAGAGGAAGATGCTAAATTAGCAACTGATATTAGATCTTTATTAAAAGGTGATCGTGGTTTAGATGGCACGTCAGGCACGTCAGGCCGCGATGGTAAAGATGGTGTTGATGGCAAAGAAGGTAAAGTTGGAAGAACTGGCCTAACAGGGCCTCGTGGTTTTAATGGCACATCAGGTTCATCAGGTTCATCAGGTCAAAATGGAACATCAGGTGTAAATGGTGAAAAAGGTGAAAAAGGCGACAGAGGTTTCAAAGGTGAAAAAGGTGACCGTGGTGAAAAGGGTTTTCCAGGATTACAAGGGCCTTCGGGTCGTGATGGTTATGGCATACCACAAGGCGGAACATCAGGTCAAGTTTTAGCAAAAATTGATGGAACTGATTATAACACTCAATGGGTAAATCAAACTGGTGGTGGAGGTGGCGGAACTGGCACATCAGGAACATCAGGAACATCAGGTGCTGCTGGTATATCAGCAGGTCAGGTTTATTACTTTAATCAAAGTCAAGCAAGTGATATAGTTGGTTATAGAACTTTAAGCATTACACCATCAACATCGGCTCAACAAACAACAACTGCTTCTTTAACAGGAAATCAACAAGGTGTTTTAGTAAGTTCATATATCACACCTCAATTAGGATTTGCTGTTATACCTGCTGGAACTCAAAGGTTTCACTTACATTACTTAAAACAAGCATCTAATGATGGTATTAAAGCATATGTGACTATACAACTTGCTGATAGTTTAGGCAACCCAATTGGTGCCACTATATCATCTGGTATAGAAGATGTTGATTGGGTAAGTTCAACTATACCTCACGAGGTTAATTGTGATATAACTTTATCAACAATGACTATTGATCCAACAAATAGAATGATCGTTAAGTTATGGCTAAATAATGATGATAGTTCACCACATAGTGTTATAAATTATACAGAAGGCACATCTTATTATTCTTTTGTTGTCACCTCTGTTGGTGTTATTGGTTCAACATCTGGTTCATCAGGAACATCTGGTTCATCTGGTTCATCAGGAACATCTGGTTCATCTGGTGCTTCTTTATTTTATGGAAGACTGGCATATTCTGGTGGTTATATAGATACCTCGCTTACTGGCACACCAGCAACCACGGTTTCATCAACAATTAACACTTTACATTTAAGCCCATTTGTTTTTGGTAAAAACATTACAATATCACAAATATCGGTTGAGGTTACAACCATCGCAGCAGGAAGTTCTTTTATTATAGGTGCTTATTCAGATTTAAATGGAAGGCCATATCAACCTTTATTTGAAAGTTCATTAATGTCAGGCACCACAACAGGCCTTAAAACATATTCTTTAAGTTATACATTTACAGCAGGAGTTGTATATTGGTTTTATACTTATCCAAACGTGTCAAACACGGTTTTTAGAGCAAACGCAAACACAAACTCTTATCCTATTTTAACAAACTTTGCCAGCAATGCGATTAAATATACTTATTATAGATATACATCAACATTTGGATCACCACCAAATCCAATAGTTCAGTCATCTTTAATACCACTTAACGCATCAACAATAAACTATATATTTACAATTGCTTAAAAAATAATAAAATCACTATGCCTATTATAAGACAGGAAATATACGATAAAAACGGGCTTATAGAAGTTCGTGAAATTGAGGTTGAGGATGATATACAACAACAAATCATTGATAAAGAAGCACAACTTTTACAAATATATGAAGAAATTCAGCAGTTAAAGTCGTCATCAATAAGTAAAAACAAACTAAACTAAATTAAACATATACAAATATGAGCGCGATTGATTGGGAACTAATAAGAAAAAGGATGATATTGATGAGATATCAACCAGCATACTTTGCTTCAACACCAGCACCACCAGTTTCAAATTGGATTTTGGCACTTGGTGTTTGGAACGATGGCGGTGAGTGGATCGATGCTGAAAATTGGGTTGATTAAAAAGAAAATATATAAATATGAGTTTAACACACATAAATAATGGCGACACTGGATTACAAGCCAGAACTAAAATCAATAATGCTTTTGATGCTGTTGATAATTTACCTTTGCCAACATCAGCATTGGTTCAAACAACAAATGGTGCTACGACATCTATTGCCACAATTTCTATTGGAACATATTCTGTTTATTCGGTTGAAGCAACCATATCAGGTTATGATGCTACAAATGATTTGGCTTATGGTTCGCAATTGTTTGCCACTTTTAGAAAGTCAAATATCTCACCAAATCCAATATTACAAATATCAACAACAGATGTTTATGAAAAATCAGAATTTTCAACAGCAACATCTCATATGTTTGTAAATGGTGATATAGATATATCTGTTATTGGTGAAACATCAAAAACAATAAACTGGGTTGTAAATTACTCTGTAACAAAAATATAACATAAAGTATGATAATAAGAAATGATATAATCACAGAAGCAAACCTTATTCAAAAAAGTTTCATTGGTAATAGATTAGCACTTGACACTTTTAACCCAACATCATATCCTGGGTCAGGTAATAAATGGTATGATTTATCTGGTAATAATAACACCATAACTTTATATGGTAATCCAACATTTACAGAAAACTCACTTTACTTTAATGGTTCAGATCAATGGGGTCAAAGAACTTCAACACCATCACTAAATATAGAAGGCCCTAAAATATCTATGGAAATGTGGGTTAAAATTGATAGTTTTGTTGAAGGTGTTTGTTTTCTTTTATCAAAAGTTCCTTACAATGGCGCTCCTTCAAATGAAAATGGTAACTATATGTTTTGGTATTTTCCGAGTGTTATTAGTTTTTCATCAAATGGTAATGGCTCTCAACAAAACGTTTTAAGAACAGAAGGTTCTTATACAACATTAGATAACTGGGTTCAAGTCGTATATACTTACGATAATCCGACTTGTAAGTTTTATGTAAATGGTTCATTTGTTGTTGATCTTACAAGTGGAGGTTTTCCAGAATATGGCTATCACGACCTTTATAAAAACGCACAAGACCTTTACATCGGAAGAAGAGCAGATGCTGCTCCGTTCTTAAATGGTAATATAGCAGTTGTGAATTTATTTGACTATGCGCTCACAGAAGACCAAATTCTTTATAACTATAACTATTATAGCCCAAGATTTGCTTAAACAAATATTTAATAAAACATATAAGTTTTATGAGGATATTATTATATCAGGATAATGAAAAGTCGCTCTTCAAACAAGGCGACTTTTTTATTCTATTTGAACGAACGCCAACAATTGAATTTAATCAAGGCGGAACAGGCAAATTGCTTTATCAATTACCTGACTGGTTTAAGGTCGAGTTAAGAAACCAGAAAATTGATAATATAATAAAAAACCCATCTAAATAAGATGGGTTTTTATTTATACCAAAACTGCTTTTGCGGTCCATTGATGACGACACCAAGGAGTGGTGTTCGGGCCTCTTTTACCACCAGGTGTGGTGTAAAAGCCACCTTTATATTGAAAAACATCAGGTGGATTTATACCCATCTTAATTAGATGTGAGTTTGATAATTGTTGAATTTCATCATAAGTATAAGTTTTACCAAGATTTGTTTCACAGAACGGTCGGCTTGAACCACCTTCTTTTAATGGTGGCGCATCAGGTCGAAGTTCATATGTATAAACAACTTTAATCGTTACAAATTTCATATTGAACTCATTTGCCATATCTTGTGCTGCTTTTGCTTCATCGAGGTTGTTGATTACAATTGATTTAACGACATTAAAATCATTTTTAGTGGAACCCATCAATTTCATCCTTTCGATAATAGGATCTTGACCTGTGAGTAATAAATCATATTCATATTTATTATCAAGTTCTTTGATTTCACCAAACACAAGAGCATCTTCATTTAGATTTGCTTGTTTAAGTTTATTCCAAACCTTTTTATCTTTACGGTAAATCTTTCTTGCTGATCTGATATGAACTTTGAAACCTGCTTCTTTATATTGTTTTGCTAATTCAGGATCGAAATCTTCATTAAAGATAACCTTTTTACTTTTGCCAAACTTATAGCCAATGCCAGGCAAAGCATCTATAACATCAGAATTATTGTCGATATGTTTATCAATTCCTAATTCTTTAATCTTTTCTTCTTTTGCTTTATTAGAACCTGTGGCATAAACTCGTGAGTGTGGAATTCCTAATTCATCAGCAACAGCCAGCATACCTTCTTTATTGCTTCTTGCTGATATGATATAAACATCATCACCTCTTTCAATAGCAGCAATTGCTAATTCTTTACCACGTTTTGTTGAAAGTGTGTCATCATAATCAAAACTTACTTTTGATAGTTCAATTGCTGATAAATCAATTTCTTTAAGTTTTCTTTGAGCCCAAGCAATGCCTTCATCGCCACCCCAAGCAAGCCACATTAAACGACCACAACCATCACCTAATTCTTTTTGACTATTTTGACGATGACGTTCAAATGCTGCCATACGAGCAATTGTTTCTCTTGATATGTTTTCACCATTTGCCAATTGATTTGCCCTTGCTTTACCAACCGCTGTTCCGCAAGAACCCCAGCCGTTTTCTTCGGCCCATCTTAAAGCGATTTTAGCATTTTCTTTTGCTGCTTCTGGGTAATCTGAATAAGTTTCAAATTCGATATTTGCTGGTGGAAAATCAGTTGATGCGCTGGCACCAAAACTTTCCCATTTTGAATAACATATAGCGGCGGCTTGTGAAGGATCTTTACCGTGAGCGATTTCAATTCCTATACAACGACCCATAAATTCATCTTTACTTTCGCCTTCTTTCTTATTTATTGGCATAATCTTAATGATTTCTTTTTATATTATGTTTGAAAAACATCAGTTGTTTATTTTACCACCATTATCGATCCACCAAGTTTTTAATCGATTATAAACTCTTTGACGACAACCACCACAAGATTTCGAATATTCCATATGATCTGGAAATGCTCGATTATGAAGATTAAATAATCTTGTTATGATATCAGCATTATGATTATGATTTTCTTTACCGACTAAATGGCTCATTAAGCCATCAACCTCATTAAATAACTCGTTATTCATATTGTTTTGTTTAATTTTTGATAAATAAGTTCTGATATAATTCCACATAATGATGCTCCTATAATATCTATTTGATTAAAAGCAATAAGTTTATACCAAAAGTATATATGAAATGACGAACACATAGCACATTCAAGTAATCTAAAATACCACGTTGTTTCATCTTTTAAGATTAACCTTCTTAACCTTATTGTTGGCTCTGCCGCGATCCACATAACACCAACAGCAGCAAGACCTATTATTAATTGCCAAGACATTTTTCTTTAATTTTATTTTTTAGTTCGCTTATCATACTATAAACGGCTGAAAGCGGTATATCAAGTTTTTTACTTATAGCACGCATCGGCATCATATTCGTAAAATAAAGATCCCACATAACTTTATCGTGAGTTTCCATCCTTAAATATATTTGTCGTAATCGTGTTAAATGAACGACTTGTTCTTCGCCAAAGTTTCTGTGTAAATCCATTAACCAATCTTTTATATCTTCACGTTCTATATCACAATATATATCGATGAATTGTTCTTCACTGCCTTCATACTCATTAGCATCAAAAAAATCTTTGTTAAGTGAGTTTGAAAAGCCACGATCGTTATCATCATACCTAATTTCAATATCGACATTATTGACGGCTATTGATTTATTAAAATCAGAATTACGCCAATTAACTGAATTCTTCATCCACGTTTGCGTAAATTTTATCCTTTGCTCGTCATCGGGTATGTTATTAAACTTAACCCAGTTCTTATCAAGATATAAAACATAGTGTGCCAATAATTCGCGCCACTCAACAGGATGCCAATGTTTAGCCCATCTTTCAAGAATATTGTAATTATCTTTAATCCATATGCCACCTTCCATTAAAGTTATTTAATTTTATATGGAAAAAACTCCATTGCCATCATTTGCGCCATCAATTGAAAGCACTTTGATTTCGTTTTTATCATCGCCTTTTTTATGATAAATGTTTTTATATCCAGCAGCAACACCACGCTTAAATATTTCTGTGAAATAAGCAAAGGCGTTTTCACTTTTCATTTCATCAAACTGATACCAGTTTTGAAACATTTGAATATAACCATTTTGTAAGCAGTCCATTTTATCATCAGGATTACTATAATAGAATTTCTTAATGATATTCTTACCTAAAAGAATAAGCATCTTTTCAGCCGTTCGAGTTAATTTACCTTTTGCTTTTGAAACAATTAACTCACAATATAAATCTTTTGAAGATAAATATTCTTTACTTTTCTTTGTGATATATTTTTCAGACATCTAATATCATTTCAATTTTTTTATGCCTAATATACCAGTCAGGCAGATTATCATATTCTTTTACTTCAAAGCCATCTTCTGTATGTTTAACCTCTCTATAAACAAATCCTTTTTGACCTTTCATCTTTTTAGTTGGTAAATATATCTTTTCTAAAAAGTAATCATCACTCATATAAACAGGTTCCCTTTTCATATATCCAATATCATTTCGATTTTTTTATCACGGCTTTTTTCAATGATTAAACGATCTATGATATCACAACACTCATCATAGTTTTCAATTGTTTGTTTCTTATAAATCATATAGTGATATTTAAGAACCTCAATTCCTTTATGAAGATCGATTTCTTCAATATAAAACAAATTGTCTTTATCGATTTTGTTTGTTACTTTCCAATAATGAAATATTGTTTTGTTTCTTTTACAGATAACTAACCTTTTAACGATTATCTTTTTATTCAATCCACTTTATTATTTTTATCGTATATCTGTTTAAGATCTTTCAACATATATATTATTTGGTTTTCCATTTCCATATTGTCGTATGCTTTTCCGTTAAGTAAATTGTTTTCACCTATAACATTTATATAAAGGTCGGCTAATCTAAAATGGTCGGCAAGGTTATAAAAGCCAAACTTATACCTTACCATTGTTAATCTTATTTCTTCAAGTAAGTGTTTATCAACATTATTTGATTTAAGTTTAGATTTTCTTTCTTTTGAACTTAACATATCACGAATTGGTGTATAACATCTTTTACAAATACTTTTTGCCGTTCTTTCTAATATTTCATCACCACACTTTTCACATTTCTTACCACTTGTGTTTCTATAAACTTTGGCATAACAGGTTCGACAATATTGACTTGATGCTCTTTTAATAGGTTTTCCTTTTTTATTTAAACTATCAAATAAGCCATTACAAGATAAGCATTTATCTGTAACGATGCGTTTGCCATTTTCATCATATTTAATGTTGTTATTGGCGTAGTTTCTTCTTTTAATATAATTAGTATATGAATAACAAGTTTTACAATTGCCTTTTGCGCGTTCTTTGAACTCATCAGTGAATTCTTTATTACATCTTAAACAATGAGTATGCTTATTATTCATATGATTTATATGAATTTTAAGTCATTAAGTTTATAAAACAAAAAAGCCGCCAAGTTAATGACGGCTAGTTTGCGACTGGAAAGCCATAAACCAGTCATATATATGAAACACAAGAATTTTTAGTCAAAGTCAAATCCAAATGGATCTGATGAATTGTTTTTATTTACGATAATCATATTTGTTGCCATATGCTTCATACCCATTGCGGCAGCAATAATTGCTTCTGCTCTTGAATAAAGTGATTGATAACAAGAAAGTATAACATAAGGGTCGTTTGAAATAAAATAACCACTTGAACCTGAAACTAATGGTGCTAACTCATTATATCTAATATAAGCCGTTAATTTCATTAATCTTGGTATGTTAAAGTTGTTTTTCATACCTAATTTTTCTTTGTTATTGTTAAAGTCACGAATAATTTCATCAGCAGTTAAATGAACCATATCGTTTGTTTTTCTTTGTAAATATTTGATTAAGATCGGAAGCAAGTTTCTTTCTTCATCAGTTAAAGGTTTTAATTGAGGTTTTACCTCACCTTTGATTTGCGATAAGATGTAATTTGCTTCTTCTTCTTTTTCACGAGCAATTAAATCTTTTTCCCATTTTAGTTCTTCTTCAAGGATTTGTTCGCGTGTTGGTTGCTTTTGTAAAGCATCACTCATTTTTTTGAAGGTTGAGTTACTCATTAAACCTTCCATCATTTCTTTTTTTGTCATAATTTATTATTTGTTTTTTATATCTTTTGGCACCGTTGCCATAGGTTATATACATCTATTTTAAATTAGTTGGCTAATTTTTCAAGATATTTTAAATCATCACTTAACTCGTCAGCATCGATCTCTTTAACATCTGTATATTTCGAATACATCATTTTTAATCTTTCTTCTTCGTGTTGAAACACAATAAGTTCTTTTGAGTTTAAGATGGCTTTACGCATCCATTGTTTTTGTTCGTCAGTAATCTGTTTCATAATATCGTTTATTTTTATTTATACAAAGATAATGATTTTTTATTTAAGTTCAAAACTTTATAACTCTTTAAAGTCAAATTCTATTTGAGGATATTTTGCCTTACAATATTTTATTACATCATTAGCATCAACCGTTCTTACAAGTAAAGCATCGTGAATTGGCAAGGCAAAATTAACAGGTATGTTTTGTAATAGGTCGTCGATCCATATCTTTGCTTCTTCTCTTTGTAAGAAAGCAGAAGCATCTTTATAACTTCTTGTTTTAAGTGACTTAATAAAGTTTGATGTGTTTGGAAACAATTGAAATATGCCTGTGTTTTCAACATAGCCATTTGAAAAAACCCATTTCATAAATAGCCACTTTGCGTCTTCTCTATTTTTTAGGTTTAATTGTTTTATAAGTTCATTATAGAAATCCATTTGATTTTCAAATATATCATAGTATGCTTTATCGTAAATGCCTTTTTCTTTCATTACAAGATAAAGTAATCGTGGTTGCGAGCATTTAGCATCTATAATCGTAAAACCTTTTTCTTTTAAAGATGATTTATAGTCATAGATTACCTTATGATGAACTCTTCTGCCAAAGGTGTCGCGTTTTATATTAGGTTCGTAGCCAAGTGCTATTAGTGATGATTTAATGATTTCATACCATCGCATATTATTAGGGTTTTCAACATCAAAATCATATTCAGTGCCTATTTCTGTGTCGATAAGAAACTTATATTTCATACAGAAACCTAATGACTTATTATAATATTTCTTATCAATGCTGTTGAATATATTTTTTGGATCGGTTGTTGGTCGTGAATAATATTTTATAATGCCATCCTCTATAAACTTATCTATGGTTCTATTATAGTTTGAGTTAATAGATTTTAGATATGAAGAAGGAACATCAAAATATCCTGTTGTTGGATTTTTCCTTTCTTCTAATCTTTTAAGCACGCAATATATCTTATAAGCGGCTTCTTTAACATCTTTTCTTTTGAAATCATTTACTGATTTAATGACCTCATCTGGTATAATTATTTTCATATATGATATATATTAAAAGTAAGAAACAAAGTTTATAAAGTAAGAATTATTGAGGAAAAGTGAATAAGTTTTTTTAAAAGTAAGAAACACTATATTATGCTATACTATATACCATAATATATTTTTTTACCCACCACATACTTAAACATTTAAAAGTAAGAAACACTATAAGTAGTATAACTATACTATACTATTCTTGTTACCCACCACCTTTCGCAGATTTCGATTGCCCGACTTTCACCAAAGAAAGTCAATGAAGAATAGATGAATATCTTGTAATGGCTATTTCTTATTCTTTAACCTAATCGCTTTTAACACTTCTTTATTCTTACTATAAGTTATTCTTGCTTGTGCCTTATCACACTCTTTACAATAAGGCCTTAAACCATCTTTACTGGCAGTTTGAGGATAATATCCATTTGTGGTTGAACCACATCTTTTACACACTTTCATATTATGAAATCATTTCATTTACAAGTAAAGCAACTTGAACGGTTTGGTTGTAACATAAATCTAATTCATTATCAGTCATATCATCTAAATCAATTAGATCAGTATAATATTCGGCATAACCTAAATTATTTGCCACCTCAATAAATAAGTGGTCTAATTCTGTGTTAGAAAATACTGAATTGATGATGCCTTTTTTTGCTTGTTTGTTTAGAGTTGCCATAGTGTTTTTCATATCTTTATGTTTTTAATTATAGAACAAATATACGGAACTTATTTTAGTTAGGCAAATTAATTTACAAAAGTATAATCATATGTTGTGGGCCATAAGATGCCATTTTCAGATGCGTAATCAGAAACAACATCATATACAAGTTCATCATTACAACCTTCAAGTTCTTCTTCGGTTGCCTCAAAAGAAATTAATAAAACCTTTGGTTGTTCGTTGTAAATTTTAACTGCTTCTTCGCCAGTTATTTCACCGCAGAAGTCATTTCCTGAATAATCAATGTTGCTGATTTCAATTGTGTATGTTTTCATAGTGTTTATATCTTTAATTGTTTAACAAATATACGGAACTTATTTTAATCTTACAAATTTATTTCAATATTTTCAAAATCTAAAATAAACATTGCTTTATGGTCTGGTCGAATTTTTGAAACTTCATAGTAATCAAAATCGCCATCATAATCTTTACAATTCTTAATTAAACCATTTTGTTGTAAAGTTTGATCGATATCACAAGCATTAGGATATTGAGTGGTAAATGAAACCTCTTTTATTTTATCGTTATCCTCGTTCCAGAAAGTGATTAAAATATCAAACCAGATGTTGTTTGCCAATACCTGTTGTTGCTGTTCGTAAGTAAGTTCGATTTTCATAGTGCTTATATCTTTTATTATTATACAACAAAGATACACATTTTTTCTGAACCACCAAAACTTTTCTAAAAATATTTCATATAACTATTAGAATTTAGAAGGCATTATTTTCATAAGTTTTTTTTTTTAACAATCAAACCTCTTTATTCTAATTACTTTTAACCCTGCTGACCTCTCACAGCAGGGTTTTTTATTTAATCTGACAAATTTAAAACAAAAAAAAGAGCAAGAAATATTAAAAACTTACTCGCTAAAATATACTTTCATAGTTTCTTGTTTTTAATTGTTTTGTAAATATACGGATATTATTTTGATTAGGAAAATAATTAATCGTTTATTTCAACAATGCCATAGTATGAATAATCAGAATTATGATATAGTTCATCAGCAATGTGAGTAATATTCTCATCATCTGAATAATAAAAAAACTCGATTGAAGTTTCTTCAATCATATCACCATCATTGTCGTTGTTGAATAGAATAATTTTATAGTTCTTCATATCTTTTATCTTTAAGTGTTTTTCTATACAACAAAGATAAGAAACTTATTTCAATCTGGCAAGTTTAAAATAAAAAAAGAGCAAGAAATATTAAAAACTTGCTCTTTACACATATATGATTGAACGAATAAGATAAGGTAAATCAATAACAACCAAAGGCGATTATCTTATTCACTTGTTATATAAAGAAGATATCACTTTGTTTTAAATAAACTTAAACATTATTTCATCATATAATAAGTAAGTAAAATCAAAACACCTATAACAAACCATATAATATAAAATAACGAGTTAAATGAAACAGGATCAAAAGAAAAATAAAGAAATGTTATTGGTTGCCCTTGAAAACTCATTAGGCATCGTTTCAACTGCTTGTAAAGAAGTTAATTTATCACGCGAAACATTTTATGACTATTATAGAAAAGATGAAGAGTTCAAAAAAAAGGTTGATGAAATCAATGACTATACACTTGACTTTGTTGAAGGTCAATTAATGAAAAAGATTAAAGAAGGATCTGAAAAGTCAATTCAGTTTTATATGCGATATAAAGCAAAGAAACGTGGTTATACTGACAGCATTGATATCACAACAAACGGTGACAGCATCACAGATGTTAATGTAAGGATAATATACCCTGACAAAATTGACAATAGTAAAGAAAGTGAAAATTGATATAAAAGGTTCATATAATTTAGATTGTTTATTAAAATCAAACAAACGATTTCATTTATTGGTTGGTGGTTCAAGGTCAGGTAAAACTTATGCCATCATACAATGGATCCTAATCTATTGCTTTAAGAATAAGCACAAGAAGATTACAATTGCTCGTAAAACATTTCCATCACTTCGTATGGGTGCTTATCGTGAGTTTATCGAAATCTTAAAGGCATATGAAATCTATGATGTTAATAAACATAACAAGTCATCAAACAACTATACCTTAAATGATAACCTTATACAATTCATATCAGTCGATCAATCAATTAAATTAAGAGGTTTATCACACGATATAGTTTTTGTTGATGAGGTTAATGAATTAACAAAAGAAGAAGCCGACCAGTTGTTTATGCGAACCACTGAAAGAATTATTATGGCTGAAAACCCATCAGATGCTATTCATTGGTCGTTGGTTTATCAAAATAACCCTGATGCTGATTATACACACTCAACCTATAAGAATAATCCTTTCTTACCACAAGGCATTATAAATCAAATAGAAAGTTATAAAGAAACAGATGAAGATATGTGGTCGGTTTATGGGCTTGGGCTTCCAGCAAGAAACAACGAACTTGTTTATACTCACCAACAAAGTTATAAAGATAATGACCTTCTTGTTTCAGATGGTGAAAAAATGATTAATATATATGATGATATTATTTATGGCCTCGACTTTGGATTTAATCACCCGACAGCACTCATTAAAATCTATTTCAAAGATGATCGTATATGGTGTGAAGAGATTATACACCAATCTTATTTAACGACATCAGATCTAATCCAAATGATGAAAGAAAAAGGCATACCAACTGATAAAAGAATTTATTGTGATAGCGCTGAACCTAAAACAATTGAAGAAATAAGAAGAGCCGGATTTGATGCCGTGCCTTCTATGAAAGAGGTTAAGCCAGGAATAGATATGATTAAAAGTTTGAAGTTCTTTATACACGAAAGTTCTGTTAAACTTCAAGATGAGTGCCGTCGTTATAAATGGAAGATGCGTGGCGAAATGAAAACAGATGAGCCAATAAGATTGTTCGATGATGGTTTATGTGCCGTCAGATATGCTGTTTTCACTTATATGAATAAAGAAAGAAAAGCAAATGATTATGACTTCGATATTGAATTCATCGATCTATAAAAATAAATAAAACAAATGATAAAAACCTGGGATGATATAACAATCAGTATATGGCAAGAACTTGAAGCAATTGAAGCCGATAATGAAATAACAAGATTTATAAATCAAATATCAATTATCACAGATACTGATATAGATGAAATTAGATCGATGCCTATAATCAAATTCAATAAGTTAAGAGATGACTTAAAGTTTATGAACGAGCCACCAAACAAAGATGTTGTTGTTAAGTTTGAAATTGATGGTGTGAAGTATGGCATTATACCTCAAATGGATTTCATGTCGGCAGGTGAGTGGATCGATGCTGAAAACTGGAAAGATAAAGTCGATGAAAACATACACTTATATTCTGCGCTGATATACAGACCAATAACAAAAGAAACAGCAACACATCATGAAATTGAGCCTCATACATCATCTGGCTTTATTGAACGAGCAAATCTATTCAAAGAAAGATTGCCGATAACGACCGTATATGGTGCCGTTCTTTTTTTTTCGGCTTTCGTAATGAGTGTTACCAAAGTTTTAGCGGATTATTTGATGGAGGAGCATCAGGAGAACCTGACGAAGATTTCGATGACGAAAGCGACCCAAACTCATACGAAGAAGCAAAACGATTAGCATTTCAAAAGAACTGGGGTTTATATGATATGTTGGCTCGATTAGCAGATGGTGACCTTCTTAAAATTCAAGAATATTATAAACTGCCTATTAAGTCAATATTTAATCACCTTTCTTATCAATTAAGTGGTGGTGTAAAAACAAACAAACAAAACTAAAACATATAATAATATGATAGGATATTTAAGTCAAAATGGCGTTAATAAAATGTTTAATCAGTGGGCTGATGCTGATCCAAACATTAATCAATATGGCTTCGGTCAGTTGTATAATGAAAATGGTGAGCCAAAAGTAAAACAAGTTTATGCTGGTATGTGGGTTAATCCAGTTGTTACAAGTGTAAATGAATATACTTTGCTTCGTCAATATCAAATCTTAATTTATGATTTAGTGTTTTTAGATGCTAATGGTAATTCAAATCAAAACGCAGTTGTTTCTGACTGCGAAGAAATTGCTTTTAGATTAACAAGATTTTTGAATTATCAATCTGACTTATTCATATTATCAGGTGTGCCGACAATAACGCCTTTTAATGACAGGTTCTTGGATGATGTTTCAGGCGTTATATTAGATGTTACAATTGAGTTCAATGCTGAAAGTAGCACTTGCGAGGATCCTGATTACAACTTCAATATACAAAATAATCAAATATAATGGCGCAAAAGAAAATTGGATTTATAGAAAATAACGCACAAGCAGATAAGTTAATCTTAAACAATGGATTAACAGCATCAGCATCATATAGATTTGAAGGTGGTTCAAATGTTGATTTCAGATTGCCATCAGTTGATGGTTCATCTGGTTGGGCCTTGAAAACAGATGGTTCAGGTAATCTTTCATTTGGAACGGTTTCAGTCAATACAAGTTCAGGTTCATCAGGAACAAGCGGATCTGCTGGAACTTCTGGTTCAAGTGGAACAAGTGGCTCATCAGGAACATCAGGAACTCGTGGCACATCAGGTTCATCAGGTTCAAGTGGCTCATCTGGCTCATCAGGAACAAGCGGATCTGCTGGAACAAGCGGAACATCAGCACCAGGAATAACATCAGGTTCATCAGGAACAAGCGGTGTTTCAGGTTCAAGTGGTTCATCAGGAACAAGTGGCTCATCAGGAACTCGTGGCACATCAGGTTCATCAGGTTCAAGTGGTGTTTCAGG